TTACAGAACCCGCCAGTCTTTCGTGGAATAGGCACTAGCTTCGCCACCTATTTTTGTGCTGTTACATCCACTACCCCCAGTAACACTTCCGTCTTGATCGCTGGTATGTCGTTAGAGCCCCCAATCTAAAACGATTGAGAAAAGAACAATAAAAAAGGGCTTTAGGGGCAACTCTGTGATAGAACGGTTTGGGAAAATCACCTCACGAAACTTTCCTAAACCCACAAAGCCACCTCTAAAGCCCTATTCTGAGTGTTCTATTCCTCAATGATGATTAGTATAAACCAAGTCTTTCAAAATTAAAATGCCCATGGAAGCCAAAAGGCTTAATATTTGACAATTCTCGCTCAAAGCTGAAATAACGGGCTATTTCTTCGGGGGCAAACTTTATACCCTGATTTTCAAGAAAAGCCCTGTTTATATGGCAGATTAGGTCATCCTCATTTAGGTCTGTATATACAAACTGAGGGCTGGCGGTCAGTTTACAAAGCTGCCTAGAGCGTATGCTAAAGCCACCATTGCCTACCCGTCTGCCTTCAGGATGCCAAGGCCATACCGCCCCGATGTAGTCATAGTCTAAGAACTGGGGTTGCCAAGCCTGCGGATTAATAATAAACCCATCCCATTGCACAATTAAAACAAAGTCCGTATGAATGTGTTTATGCAGTTCGTAAAGGATAAACTTGCTGTAAGCCTGACGGCTATTGATTTGTGGGTCATTTATAAAGACTTCACCGCCAAACTCAAAATACTCTTTACACCTGTCCATTGCCTTCTTAGCTTTATCGGGCTGTACCGAATCAATACAGCACAAGGTAATGTTTTTCAATCGAGTTCAGGCCATATCATTTTATAGGTATTGGGAAAAAGGCTTTTCCTAGACACCAAGCCGTGACTTTCCTTCTCCAGCAACGCAGCTAACATAATTAACTTATCGTAAGGAATGTCGGTATTTTGCCACATAGACACGGCTGGTACGGATACCCCTACTAACTTGGCTACCCTTGTGCAGCCCCCTAATAGCTTAATCATCGTTGTAGTATTCATTCAGCTATCTTAACATTTTTACAACATATTGCAAATAAAGTATTGCAATCCTAATTAAGTTGGCTTAATATCTAAGTACGGCATAAGCCGTGTAAATAAGGAGAAACTCAAATGAGTGAGCAAGAGCAAGACTTTCAAAGCTTCCAACAACACTTGGAACGCATCTTTAAAGACCTAGATGACGGTGTCTTTTTAACAGCAGATGAAATCGGTGACCTACGCTATGCCTGCGGTCTACCATCCCCAGTAACAAAAAACCCCGTATTAAAAGCAGTCTTTGATGACTTTTCCAATATTTTTAGGAGCAAACAATGATTATTTCAGATAACACTAAAGAATTTAAGATAGCCCCAGCAGGCAATCACATGGCACGACTGTATTCAGTCATTGATTTAGGCCATCAAGCTACCGAATGGGCTGGCGAAACCAAAATCATGCACAAGGTCGTATTGACTTGGGAATTGCATGGTAAAGACGATAACGAAATGCCATTGACTACGGATGACGGCAAGCCGTTAATTGTGTCTAAGCGTTATACAGTAAGCCTTGGAGAGCAAGCACGATTGCGTCAGGACTTAGAAGCGTGGAGCAATAAGAAGATGACCGCAGAAGATAGAAAGAATTTTGACTTAAAGAATTTATTAGGCAAGTTCTGTATGGTCAATATTACTCATTCAGAAGATGGTCGTTATGCCAATATCTCAGGCATCAGTCCTGTACCTTCAGCACTTAGGGCGCACCAGCCTGAAGCTATTAATCCTGTTGTTCACTTTTGGTTAGCTGAGTTTGATCAGTCTAAGTACGATGCGCTACCTAAGTATTACCGTGAAAAGATTGCGGAAAGTAGTGAATGGCGTGGTCAGAAGGCTAAAGAAGAAAACAAAGTGACCATTGAAGATAGCGACCTTTCTGATATTCCGTTCTGATGATAGTTAAAGAAAAGATAGCCGAATCAGGCCATTGGTATACACCGCAGGGTACACCTGCCTATACCACCATCGGTAAGACTGGGGAAAGACCTACGACTTTGCGTGATGCAAGGAAAGAAGGGCTTTTACCCAGTACTACCACCATCATTAATATTATGTCTAAAGCAGGGTTAGACACTTGGAAACAGCAACAGGTCTTACTATCCGCTTTAACGCTTCCTAGAGAGCCACAGGAGAGCGAACAGGAGTGGTTGGCTAGGGTAATGAAGGACAGCCGAGAAACAGGTTATCAGGCTGCTAATCGGGGTACGGCTATACACGGCATTATTCAGAATTGGTTTGAACAAGTGTATATGCCTGAAAAGCCGACTTACCTTGATGCGATTGATAATGTTCTTAAAACTGCGTTTGGCGAACAGGCATGGATTTGTGAAAAATCATTTGCTCATTTGCTGGGCTATGGTGGTCGTGTAGATTTAATGGCTAAACCCATCAACGGTCAGGGTACTGGTTATGTCGTGGATTTCAAGACAAAGGATACCGATTTAGACAAGGTTGATGTATATTTTGAGCATGAACTACAGTTAGCGTCTTATCGTGAAGGCCTAAATTTGCCCAACGCACGGTGCGCCATCGTATTTGTCAATGGCACGACTAACCAAGTAAAATTAGTAGAAATAGAAGAAGCACAACTTCAAAAGAGTTGGGATTGCTTCCAACACTTGTTAAGGGTCTATCAGATCAAGAACAATCTTTAATACCGAAAGCATCACGGAGCGAGTAGGTATCGGGGGAAAGCGTAAAGAAGTGAGTACCCCACCCTTTCTGTATTTTTTTTGCAACTTAGGGTTTTCCTTAGATAAAATGTATTGACAGGGTTAAGCTAACTTAATAAACTGGGTGTACTCAATAACGAGTGAGATAGGAGAAACAAATGACAACAGCTACAAAAATCAAAAAAGGCCCATTTATCGGGTCTGCTTACGAAGGTGACACATTGTTAGACATTCATGGCTACGATGGTTACTTTGAAGAAATCTACATTGCAGGTACGGACATTGACGTTACTGAAATGATCCACAGCTTAACAAGAATCTCCTTCGATAAGTTTGAAGAAGATGCCCGTGTACAAATGTTTGGTTAAGGAGAAAATAATGAAAGACTTTATCGGAAGTTGTTTATTAGGGGCTTTGCTGGGTTGTATGTTTGCATACGGATCGGCTAAAGCGCAATCTTATCCAATCACCAATGCCCAAGGCTACAATGTTGGTACGGTTCAGATACAAGGGAATACGGCACAGTTTGTAAACCCAATGGGCTACACAACGCAAACGGCAACGATCTATCCTAATCAGGTCATTATTACGACCCCTAGCGGATATACCCAAAGCGTCATTGGCAATACAGGTTACACAACGCCACCTAGCCCCCCAACACCTATGTCCCCACGGGTGATGCAATGAAACAGATGACCGATTACGAAATGGCAAAAAACGGTGACTACATTATTAGCTATCACCCACAAGCTAGGAATAGTGATCCCTATACATCGCACCTAGCAGCAAAGGCAATGAATCCATCAGCCCATTACGCTTTAATAATTGATGCTTTAAAGGTTTCAGAAGCAGGAAAGACTTTGATTGCCAAAAGATCGGGATTGGATCATAACCAAGTAGCTAGAAGATTGACCGAACTTGAGCGCAATGGCGTTATTGGTTTAACTGGCAAAACTGTTAAAAGCGACACAAATCGCCAAGAAAGGGAATGGTACTTGATATGAACAATGAACCAGTAGCGTGGATGCTTGCAGACAAAGAAGCGGAACATATCCGTAGCATTATGGCGGTGCAACATGATTTTGTGCCTAAAGGATGCATTGAAATTCCACTCTACACCCATCCAGCAAAGTGTTCTAAATGCAACGACACAGAATGGGTATGTGAAAACCACCCTGACCAAGAAGCCCATAAATGTATTTATTGTGAAGGTGCTGGGAAACCTTGCGAGTGTGCTTATCCAGCAAAGACACTAACAGATGAGGAAATAGCAGAAGAATGGGCTAAGTTTTACCCTGATGTATTTCATACACATTTAATTGATTTTGCTAGAGCAATACTAAGAAAGGCATCTGAATGAACCAAGAATTGTTAAAACAGTTATTTGATTACAAAGATGGCAAGTTACATTGGAAAGAAAGCCCAAGCCGTAATGTAAAAGCTGGTGATGTTGCTGGTCATTATGGTAATCGTAGATATGCCCAAGTCCGCATAAACGGAAAATATTACTTAAAGCATAGACTTGTGTATATGTACCATTATGGACATTTACCACCTGAACCATTGGTAATTGACCATATAAATCGCAATAGGTTTGATAACAACATTGAAAACCTAAGGGCGGTTACAAAGTCTGAAAATCAGCGTAACAATAAATTTAAGGCACAAGAGAAATGAGTACACGCACAGTAGGCATGGTAGGTAAGACCTATAAAACGGCTTCAGAAGCCTTTAAAGATGCTGACTATGCAACTGCCATAGAAAGACCTCAATCGTCTGATTTTAGCGGTTTTGGTGCGTTCTGTGGGGGTATGTTGTTTGTAGCTGTATTTGCTTACAGCTTTTACAAAACTTTAGGATAAGGCGTTAAGGCACATATTTATTTTGGCCTTGCGGTCATCTAAACCGATAGTTCCCCCGTTAATGCGTTTAGTCATGGTTTCAATGTCATCGACTAGCGCATTAAGGTTTTTTTTGTGCCAGTACCAGCCTGCACTTAGAGCCGCATATTTAGGAGTACCCAGCCAATCAGGATTCCCAAGCAAATCCACACCCAAACCAAGTCCGCAGTTTGCATAGTTTTCTTTCCCAGTTAGCTGAATCAAACCTCTACCAATATACTTGCCAGCTTCTTCAGGTGTGGTATTGCCCATCCTACCTGCATAGACCTTAGAAGCTATCTTTTGGGGATTATGTTCGTATTTCTCTGCGGTGTCCATATCAGGAAAGCGAGAAGGCCAAGTCCGCATTAGGGCAGCAGCCGAATAATTCAAGTTTTCTTGCAAAATCTTAAAGCCACCTGATTCGTGCATACATTGACCAATAAAGCAGGCTTGACGCTTTGGTGTATTAATGTCGTACTTAGCAAAGGTTTCGTTTAAAGGCTCTAACCACTTATGGTCTAGTCCTAATTTGTCTAACTGTTCTAGTGTCACTTAATGCCCATCTGATCGTTAATCCAACGCTGGAGTTCCGTAAGCATTAAGGTTGTTTGGGCGCAATTTGAAGCAAGTTGATTGTAGGCGGTGCTTGCATCAAAGAGTTTGGTGGTGTCGGAAAGATTGGACACGCTGCTGGTACTGGGTGAGCGCACCCCGTTAGCATAATACTGCCTAATAAGAGCCAATTTAGCGTCATATTCATCAGAAATCCCCTTAGTTACGAGTTGATGTTGTTTTTGGATTGATTCAACTTTAGCTTCTTGTGCTTTGGCGGCATTTTCTACTTCAGCTTTAAAAGTAACATATTTGTTATGTTCATAGCGACCATAGCCAAAGCCAACAACGCTTAATAGTATTAAACCAGCGTAAATATAGGTGCTTATAGGTAATGGAAACATTACTTCATAGGCCCAGTAGTGAGAAAACGCAATATAGCAACAATGACACCAATAATAACCAAAATAATGCCATAGTACCTTTGGTCAATGACCGATTGTAAATAAGAAAAATTGTCTAACAATGCGCCAAACACTACAAGTAAAAAGGAAAACCACATAGTCCTACTGTGGGTTATTCGTTTCATTTGCTTGTAAGGTATTGGCTTATAAATCCAATAAAAGCGGAAACAGCAGATATAACCATCATGCCAGCCCACAAACCACCACGCCCTTTATTGGCTAACTCAAGAAGTTGCTTAACATCTTTACGCAGTTCAGCTACCTCATACTCCATATTTTCTACTTTTTGCCAAGTTACGCCAAATTTTACTGGGTCGATTTCCATAATCATTTTGCTTTTCGAGTAGTTGCTTTTTTAACAGTTTTCTTAGCAACTTTTTTCTCAAACTCATGCGGAGTATAATATTTTTGAGTGGCAGGAAAAGGCCATGTACTTTCTACATTAATCTTAGGCATATAGCCTACTTTGTCAAATAACCAAGTAATTAAAAACATTTTTATTCCTTTATGGAACTAGGTTAGTAATTGAAGTAACAGTACCCGTAACAACAGTAACAACACCAAAAGAATAAAATTTACCTGTAACCGTACCTATAATTTTGTAACTTCCTGCGGGAACAAAAACTGCTTTAGGGGAAGCAGAAGCCCAAGCTGCCGTAAATGCAGCAGCGTCATTATTTGTGCCATCACCTACTGCACCAAAATCAAAAACAGATACAGTTTCTTGAAATTTTTGTTCTGCATTTCTATTGACCGCTCCTGTACCGCCTTCGTTATAAAGTACAGAAGAAGCGTTTACAGAAAGAGAAGTAGAAGCGCCAATAGTGTAATTAACTAAATCTCCAACATTTAAACCATTAGTAAAGGTAAAAGAAAGAGTAGTAGTTTCTGTGTAATTGACATTGTAAATTTGACGGCTACCATTTACATAGACTGAAAGGTTGTCGCCACCTAAAACATAACCTGTAGTAATGGTAAAAAGTGTTTGTCCTTGTGTAGCGGTTACTGTGTCGCTATAAAGCGTGCCACCAGCACCGTTGCCAAAGATAGACCAAGCACCATTCTTATAACCTTCGTACTGTTGAAGGTCGGTGTTATAGCGAATCATACCGTCTTGTGGGCTTGCAGATCGTTGTGCTGTTGTTCCTGATGGAATTTGAGTTTGACCAACACCACCAAATGCTACAGTACCTGAAGTTCCAGTTAAAGCACCTGTAATCGGTGTTTGTCCGTCAGCAGCAATAGAGCCTGTAATGGCTGTAGCCATATCAGCAAGGGTGTTATTAGCCCATGTAGAGCTAATGACTGTGCCTGTTACTACTGGGTTACCAGCAGGTAAATTATATGTACCCGTTCCGTTTCTACTCATTTGTTCATACCTCTTTCTGTGCCTTGCAACAATAATAATTTAGCTAAATCTCGTTGATCTTGTGTAAATTTTGGATTTGTTACCATTTCAGGTTTATAACCTGCCCTCATCATTGCGGCTAACTGTTTAACGCTATCTTTACGAATTTTAGTAGAGCCTGCTCTTGATGCAATAGATAATGCTTCAAAAGGCAAACCTATTGCTGGATGGGCTAATATCATACCGCCTGCAAACATTCCACTTACAGGGCCTGTAGGAGTAAATTTACCAAAGAAACGCATTAAATTTTGTACAGAACCACCTTTAGACGCTTCTTTAATAGCTTCTTGTTCGGCAGGAGTAAATAAACGCATCCGTTTAGGATTTTCAGAAAGTCTACGCAATTGCATTGCAAGGCTATTTTGCTCACCCGACTGAGTAAATTTAGTTTTATCTAATTTAGCTTTTTCTAGCATTTCGTCAAAAATGTCACCTTTGCTTAATTTGGCATAGGTATCTCTAGCTTCTTTCCATTTATCTAAAGCTTCTTTTGTACCGCCCGCTATTTTTTGCTCGGGAAGATTAGCCATGTAATAATCAAAATCACCTTTAAGCATAGAAGCAAAGCGTTTTTCTTCGGGGTCAATTGATTTTTGAACGCCAGCAATCATTTTTCTTAATGCTTGTAGCTTGTTTAAATCTTTAGGTACTGTTTCATCAGTTAAACGATTTAAGATAGTTTGAATTTTTGGATATAGTTCAGCATCAAATCCTTCGTTGGCTAAATCACGGCCTACTTTACCCATGTCTTGGCTAAATTTAGTGGCATTAATTTCAACGCCCATGTCTTTAGCTTCACCAAACAAGCGTTTAGATTTTGCAAGTAATTCATCTGCATTTGGAGTTTCAGCTAATTTACGACCAAGATTTAACCCAGTAGATGTATTTAATGCAGATAGTGTCTTACCTACAACTGGCAATGCACCGCCAAATTCCATAGCAGTTTTAACTTTGTTTGCTTTTTCTTGGGCAAATTGTTCAGGATTTAAGCCTACAGTTTCAGGTGAAGTTATTGCTGTAGCACCGCCAATAGCAGAGCCTTTAGCTATATTGCCTACTAAATTAGCACTTGGCAAAGCTTTTTGAGCAAAGCTAGGCAATACACCAATAACATCATCTACAACTTGTCCTGCTTTTGCGCCATATTCAGCTACTTTTGGTGCAACTTTTGCGCCCATTGTTTCTAAAAATGTAGGTGCGCCAACTTTCATAGGGGACAACATATAAGGAGCAGCTTCACCAACAATGCTAGAACCTTGCAATACGCGCTTACCTATGTTTCCAGCTTGTGCCTGCGTTCCTGATTCAATCTGATTAATAGCATTAACCATATTGTCACCAGTATCGCCACCACCAATGTATTTATCATACGATTGAACAACTGCGGCAGGAAGTTTTGCTGCGCCCGTAGCAATGTTTAAAGGTACAGAAACGGCAGTAGTTAATGCTTTTGTAGTCTTTTGATATGGGTTAGCAGACCCATAAGATGATGTAGATAATGGTATTCCTTCAGGGGAATATTGAACATCGCCTTGTGTATATAGATTACCTTCTGCTGGCGCAGGTGCTTGCGATAAACGCAAACGAGCCGTAGCTAAGGCAAGTGCTTGTTGTTGCTCTATCGTTTCTGCCATAGCGATTTTTCTTGTGGTGTCATTACATTCCAAATTGCTGGATCAACGCCAGCAGGCGCAGAGCTATCAGTTTTAGTAACAGCATTAGGCACGGGCGTTGGTTTTACAGAATAAGACCAATCTAAATTAGGTGCATAACGCTGATAAATGTTTTTAAGTTGTCCCAAAGCAGCGATACGATCTTCGTAAGGCAAAGAAGTATCTGCAAGTCTGCCAGCCATAGCTTCATACAGTTTTACATCAAGAACCCCTTGTGGGCCTTCAAAGCGTGGTTGCAACATTGTTAATTTAGGTGCTAACAAATCCAATTGAGTGTCTGCTTTAGACATATCGGTAGACACGCCAACACCTCTTGTTAAACCAGTCCACCCACGCTGTGCATAACCGCTAGATGATTGTGGCAACAAATCTTGAATTTCTTTAATTACGGGATAAGCACTATAAGCATTTTTAACATTAGCTTGTAAATTTTCGGCTTGTGTAGCATTCATTTCTGCTTGTTTTTTAGGTGATACACCAGCCATATTAATATTTGGCACTATTGGAATATTGCCAGCATTAGTATTCATTGTTAATGAACCTTGCGAATAAGAAGGCGCATTAGGGGCAACAGATACAGGCGAAGCATTTCCACGCAGAACTGGACTACCGCTTGTAGGTTGATTTAAAACAGGCTGATTCATTGTTGGTTGATTTACAGCAGGCGCATTATAACCGCCACCGCCAGTAGGGATGCCTTCATAAGCAGCACGATTTTGTTCTAAACCAATACGAATATTTTGATTTCTTAATTCTGCTTTTTGGAAATCATTCATTTGATTTTTATAAGCGTTAAAATCGCCTTTAAAGTTTCCACCAGCAGGAGTTTGTGCAAATTTATAATTACGCTCTAATTCAGTTGGATCAGGCATCATTTGCTTGAGAATTGTAGGTGTATATTCTTTACCAGCACCATATTGATTTGTGCGAATTTCACGCAATGCCCCAGCGTAATCAGGTGCTACAGCAGGTTTTCCAGCTACACCTTCTTGCGAACCGTAAGTAAGCATACCATTGTCATCGCGTAATGTTTGACCTTGAGGAATTATGTTAGGTTGTCCTGCTACAGCAGGAGTTCCAATCATTTTGTTAATGATAGATTCTTCAGCAGTAGCCCTGCCTGAACGGATTCTTTCTGCCAATTTAGCGGCTTCTGTATCGCTTTGTTTACCAATATATGCACCAGCAAGCACATTAGCTACTGGGTTAAGCATTTCAAAAAAACTGCGTGGCACATAACGACCACTAACCATTTGACCTTGTGGCTGTTGATTTTGTTGCATCAACATATCAGCAAAGCGTTGCTGACGATTTATTAGTTGTTGTTGAGCATAATCTTCAGGGGACATAGTCCCAGCTTGGGACGCATTAAATAATTGTGTAGTGTCTGCCATAATTAAAATTCTCCATTCCAGCTAGTAGGCACTTGACCTTGACCACCATAACCATAAACATTTTCAGCACCATACTTATTCATAGCTGTATCTGCGTTTAAATAAGGATTACCTTTGTTTGCAGAATAAGGGTCTTGACTATTACGCAACATTTTTGCCAAATCCATTGGATTCAAGCCTGAATATCCGCTTTTTTGACTTTGCGGTTGCGCCAATTGATTAGATTGTGCAAGTTGTTGATTCATATACTGTTGTTGTGCGCCTACATTTTGAAAAACAGGGCTTAGACCTTGTTGATCTTGTGGCATACCATTAGGCATATAAGTGCTAGTGTAGGGATTATCCATTTATAGCTCCATAATTAATAACTTTATATCCGTCATTTAATGTATGAACTGCATAAGGGAATACTTGTTCTACTTCTTGAGCCATATAACCAATATGAACACCATGTCCAGC